TCATACTTTAGTATTGTGGCAAAGAACTATTTGATTCTTCACAATAATAATAACTATAAGAGAATGAAACAACATGATGGTGCTGAAGTTACTGATAGGAAACGAGATCCAATCTCCGAGATTAAAAGTAAAGATGCTAGAAAGATGAAGATTGAATATGTTGATGTGTTAGCAGACTATTGGAGAAATAATTTAACATCTGTATTTAAACGAAAGAAAGATTTAGATGTTGCAAACGCCGTTATTGAACTGATGGACATGAAAGAGAATATTGATAACTTTAATAAAAAAGCATTATATATTTTAATTCGTGAAATGACTGGTTCAAATACACAACATATAACTCGTGTAATTAATGTAATGAAAAGACATCATTTTAGATTACAAGAAAACTATTTATCTACTGGTTCTGTTGTTACTACACAAACTGGTAGTTGGTTTGATATAGCGTAATATAAATAATATATACATTTTTCTATTGCTGTAATATTTATTATTAACAATATTACAGGTAAATATTATGGCAATAGATTTCGAAGTTTTTGAAGGTAAGTCTTTATCTGATATCTTCAAGGACATCTACGACAATTCCAACAAAAATAAACAACAACTTGAAGTCTTAATGAAAGAGGTTGTTGGCTTTATTAAAGATGGTGACACCGCAGTTCAAATCATTCCCATGTTGAAAGAGTATTTAGAAATCAATGTGAAGAATGATGAACAGTTGGTTAAACTCGCTACCATCGTTCAACGCATGGCTACTGCTAAGGCTAATACAAGTTCTGATGATGAATTTGGAATTAGTGATAAAGAAAAAGAACAGCTATTAGCTAGTATTCAAGAAGTATCAAATGAAGTACAAGATTATAGTGATAAAATTATATCAAGTAGAGATGATTAATGCCATTTAGAATACCGTTTAAAAAATCTAAAACTAAAAGTGGTTCACCAGAAAGAAATGGTGTAGTTACCTTAACTAAGGTAGAACAGTTAATAGAATCTAAATTAACAGAAAATGATTTTTACGAAATAGAATTAGTTGAAGTATTAGAAACATTTTTAAAACCAACAGTTGAACAAGAAAGTGAAACTTCTGATTACAGTTATGTTGGTGCGGTTAGGGGTAGATATGTACTATCAGAACAAGGTAAACCATTCAATGAATGTGGAGTATTTAGACCATTAAATCCAAATATAAATGTTGTACCAATAAAACACGAATTAGTATTGGGTATAAAATTAAATGGTGAACACTTTTATATGTCACCACTAAATGTATTTGGTAATCCAACTTACAATATACAACCAAATGTAAGTGATATAAAGTCTAAAAATAAAATTGTTGATCTTAGACCTTTTGAAAGAATTGATGATCCTAGAAAATTGGCACCGTATGAAGGTGATGTTATAATTGAAGGTAGATATAATAATTCTATAAGACTTGGAAGTTATCAATACAATCAACATAGAGAATCAGCAAATATAAAATTAGTAGCAGGTCATCTATATTGGGGAGATAGTGAAGATCCACAAAAATCTTTTGCCAGAAAAGATGGTAGAGTAGAATCACCAGTAATTGAAGATATTGATGCGGATGGTGCGAGTATATATTTAACTACAAATGAAAGATTAAAATTTACACCAGCAAGAGAAAGTGAAGTGGAAGGTTGTGCTCCACCATTTCAAGGTAAACATATTTTATTAAATAGTAAAAGAATTACACTTAATACTCCAGCACAGGGTAGTATTACAATGATGAGTAGTAAAAATATCTCGTTGAGTGCGGTAGAGATGGTAGTACTTGAGACACCAAGTTTTAGAATAGGTAGACATACTGCAGATCAACCGCAAGTATTAGGTCAGATATTGGTTGATAAAATACAGGCATTAGTAGATGCTATTGGTAATGTAGTTGGAATACCAACACCAACAGGTCCCACTGCAGGTCCTATAAATACAGCACCATCTTGGCCAGCAGTTGATGCGGCTATGGCACAAATAAAAGACTGTCTAAGTACAAAACATTTAATTGACGAATAATGGGATTTACTACATTTAAAAATAATTATTTATCTAAGGTAGATAGTGGTGGATTTAAAACTAGTGATGAAACTGCAGAGTTTATAGCCAGTGAATATGATAAAGCAGTATCACTTCCAACTTCAATGGCTACTGCAACTGGACCAATAGCTACACCTGGTGGTGGAACAACAGCACTTGAAAATTATTTGAAAAATTCATTTGCAACTGGTACTTTACCACCAGTTTTAGAAGCAGGATTACTTCCAGCATTATCTACATATTGGACAGGAGTAATTACTTCTTTGGCCTTTACTACAGTTCCAGTAGCTGGGATTGTTGGAATTCCGCCAGTTAGTAACTTAATTGGCTCTGCAGATACAACAGAAGATTTTTTAGACCAATTAATAGGTGCATTTGAAATGCATCTTAGTGGTATAGGTTGGTTACATAGTGCTGGAGTCACCGTAGACACTGGATGGACAGTACTATAAGAATTTAATAATAGGAGTTAGAAATGAAAAAAAGCGAATTAATAAAAATAATTGAATTAGTAGTTCGTAAAGAAGTTAAAAAACAGGTCAAACAGATACTTATTACAGAGAAGAGTATTAAACCAACACCTGTTATACAATCCAAACCAAAACCGAAACCAAAAGTTGAAAAACAATATACGAGTAATTTGGAACTCAATAAGGTTTTGAACGAAACAGTTGGTTTGAATGATAAGTCACAAGAAGAAGATGAATGGCCAACAATGGGTGGAAGTGCTTTTGATAGTTCAAGAGCAACTGAACTTTTAGGTTATGGTGATTCTATAGCAGCACAAGGTGGTAGTAAGGAGATGAGAAGAAATATGGCAGCTGCTCAAACACTAAAAGAAAAGGGTGTATCAACTAAAGATGTACCTGAATCTGTACTAAATGCATTGACTCGTGATTATAGTGATTTAATGAAACACGATAAAATGAAGAGTAAAAAATAGGAATAATTAATGGCAACCATAAGAGAGTTAAATGAAAATGATGATGCTAAATTTGGTTTAAGTTTTCCATTACGATATGATGTAAACAATGGAGGATTTTTTCCAACAACTAAAAGACTAAAAGAACAGGCGGCATCTAATTTAAAAAACTTATTATTGACATCTAAAGGTGAGAGAATGGGCCAACCAGACTTTGGTTCTGATTTACCCGATATTCTTTTTGAACCAATAACTGATGGGATTGGTAGTGCAATTGAAACAACTATTAACGAGGCGGTTACTCAATGGTTACCTTATTTAACAATACAAAATGTTTTTGTTACTACTCCAGAAGAATCTCCAAATTCAGTAATGGTACAAATAGAATTTACGGTAGATTTAGATGATCCAAATTCAGTTGAAGTATTAACACTCAACTTTAATTCAGGAATATAAGATGGCTAGAGAAATAGAATATGGCACTAATATAAAAAGTGTAAAAAAAGATATAAGATATATTGGTAGAGAATTTAATACTATTCGTGCTAATTTAATAGAATTTGCTAAAACATATTTTCCAAATGCATATAATGATTTTAATGAATCATCACCTGGTATGATGTTTATTGAAATGGTATCGTATGTTGGTGATACATTAAATTTTTATATAGACAATCAATATAGAGAGGCGTTATTACATAGTGCTGAAGAAAAGAAAAATATATTTAAACTGGCTCAATCTTTTGGGTATAAACCTAAATTAGCTAACCCAGCTGTGGCAATTTGTGAGGTTACTGTAGAAGTTCCAGCTGAAGCTATTGATAATAATAATTATATAGCTGATTTAGATTACGCCCCAACAGTATCGGAGGGAAGTTTGGTTGGTTCTAGTAATGGTAAAATTTTTCGTTTTTTAGATGATGTAAACTTTAAAACATCTTCATCATTAGACACCAGAGAATCACAAATATCAAAAACTGAAAATGATGTTCCAACACATTTTAAATTAACAAAACAGGCTTTTGTTGAATCTGGAAATAAAGTGGAAAAGAATTTTACTTTTGGTAATGCAGTAAAATTTGATAAAATAATATTACCAGATACAAATGTAGTTGAGATACTTTCATGTATAGATGATGATGGTAACAAGTGGTATGAAGTTCCTTATTTAGCACAAGATACTGTATTTGATGCTATTGAAAATACTCCTGTAAATAGTCCTGATATGAGTTCGGATTCCGCAGATACTCCATATATGATGAAGTTAATTAAAACTGCTAGAAGATTTACAACCTATGTTAGAAGTGATGGAAAGACAGAAGTAAGGTTTGGTGCTGGCATTAGTAGTAATGCTGACGAAGAGTTAATTCCAAATCCAGATAATGTTGGTTCATCATTAAGTACTGGTATATCAAAATTAGATACCAATTTTGATCCAAGTAATTTTTTAAATACAAAATCATTTGGACAAGCACCAAGTAATATAACTTTAAAATTTACATATACACATGGTGGTTCTATTGAGGACAATGTTTTATCTAATCAAATTACCGAAATTACTGATGGTAAGGTTGTTTTATCGTCAGAAGGATTAGACAATGCGAAGGTACAAGATGTTAAAGATAGTGTTGAGATAACCAATAACGAACCAGCTACTGGTGGATCAAGTGGCGATACTCTTGAAGAAGTTAGGCAAAAGTCTATGGCTTATATGGCAACACAAGGTAGAGCAGTTACTATGCAAGACTATATAACTAGAGTTTATTCTTTACCACAAAAATATGGTAATATTGCCAAAGCTTATATAGTTCAAGATGAACAATTAGACCAAGTTGCTGGTGGTGAGGATGGTGAAAAGCCATCATTTAAAGAAATTAGTAATCCACTTGCATTAAATATGTATGTATTAGGATATGATTTTAAAAGAAACTTTGTAAATTTAAATAATGCAACTAAAGAAAATTTAAAACTTTATCTATCTCAATATAGAATGATAACAGATGCAATTAACATTAAAAATGCATTCATAATAAATATTAATATACAAT